TAGAAGAGGATGATTTCCGTAAGAATGGTGGAGTGATGAATCACGAAACTGTCGAATCTATTTCCAAACGACGCAAACCATTTACTGTTGATTATACAGGATTTGGTTGGGTATTGATTAAGAAGGGTGTGTTTGAGAATCTAGAATACCCTTGGTTTGCTCCTAAGATGCAAGTCTTTGAGAGTGGGAATGTACAGGACATGTGTGGTGAGGATGTCTCATTCTGTCTTGATGCCAAAGAGAAAGGCTTTGAGATCTGGTGTGATCCTCGCATTCGTGTTGGTCATGAAAAGACTCGGGTTATCTGATATAATAGACTACAGGGGGGATTATGAGGTCCCTCATCTTGTTTCTCGTATTAAATTAAAGTATTATGGCAATGATGAAAGGGGGGAGTTATATCCCCGGAAAACCGAAGAAAACTCGTCAAGGTAATGGAAAGAACACCTTACTTTCTGCGACTTCTCGTAATAAAGCAAAGAAGAGGTATCGTGGTCAAGGTCGTTAAATAGAAGCAGTTACATTAATACATAATGGGTGCTTTAATTTGTAACCTCCCCTCGATAGAAGTATGGGTAAGAAAAGAATATCTAACTGATCATCAATCTGGTCATGGTGAATATGTAAAAGGCGTTTGGGTATCGTGTAAGTCGATACCTGGGCGCACTTTTTATTTTGAGACCTATTTGCCCGAATATGCGGCAATGTATGACAAACTACCTATCAGTGCGTTTGTGTCTGCTCCAGAGGCACCTAGACCCGATATGGACCTTCCTAACCTACAGTTCTGGAACTGTATGGACTATGGTGTTGTAGCAGTTACTAAGCAATTTATTGGTAGTATGGACTATGAACTGTACACACGGGACTTTGGTATTCAGAAAGGTACTTATATCTGCACTATAGACAATTACCATCAAGATCCTGAGGTGGTTGACTATGCTACAAGTGAAAATCCTGCAGAACATAAGTCACATAACTTGATTGAACTTGAAAATGGACAGTATGCACTGTATCCTAACAATAGAATGCGTATCTATGATAATAGTTTGACACCTATTGAACCAAAAATGCCTGACTTTAAGGTTTCAACTCAATATTATCAGGTTGAAAATGGTTTTGAACGTCTTGGAATGGGTCGTGAAGACGAATATTTTTGGAAAACATCAAAAGAACGTAAAATTGAGGAAGAAAAAATAGAAGACATGTACAAATCACAAGAGGATCGTCCTCTTGACACTCAATAAATACGAAAAAAGGAGAAAAATGGCAACTGAACACGATTTTTTGGACAATTTAGGTAATCATCAGCATCAAAAAATGCTTCGTGAGATTGCAAATGATGATTTGACACCCAAAAAACATGATTTCGTCAAGCAAAATGACATTCATGAAAAAATTCGCAATGATGATGACTATAATGACTGGGATTATGGTACTGAACCCATTCCCTTGAACGAATTTTGATGAAAATACCCTAATAAATAAGTTATAATTGCTGTAATTTTGTGCCTTTAGAGCGCGTTAGTCAAGGTTTTAAAGATGTAAGTATGACTTTTCAGAAACATCCTCTGACAAGTGATATACTCGCGCTAAAAAATGAGTCTGCAATTGCTCGTTCAGTGAGAAACATTGTTTTTACTGTTCCTGGAGAGAAATTTTTTAATGAAGACTTTGGATCTAGGATCAGTCAATCACTTTTTGAGAATATAAATGATATTTCTGCCAATATTATAAAAAATGAAATAAAAAGTTCACTCAAACTTTATGAACCAAGAGTAAATGTGAAGGAAGTTGAGGTAGATCCTAACTTTGATCAGAATGAATTTAATGTAACCATCATTTATGAGATTATTGGAGCAGATGTTCCCCCACAAGAATTACAATTTGTCCTGGAATCAACAAGGTAAAAAATGCCACTAGCTAATTTTACTAATCTGGACTTTAACCAGGTTAAAACAACACTCAGAGAATATTTAAAGGAAAACTCCAATTTCACTGACTATGATTTTGAGGGTTCTAACCTTTCAACAATACTTGATGTTTTGGCATATAATACCTACATTACTTCATACAACGCAAACATGGTTGCGAATGAAGTATTCATTGATAGTGCGACATTAAGAGAAAATGTCGTTTCTTTAGCAAGAAATATTGGATATTTACCCAAATCAAGAAAAGCAGCAACTGGAGTAATTACTTTTTTTGTTGATACTAGTAATGTTACTCCAGCTCCATCAACTCTTACTCTTAAAAAAGGACCTGTAGCAACTTCATCAGGTGGATTTGGTAATTCTTCCTTTGTATTTTCAATTTTAAATGATATTACTGTTCCTGTAAATGATGGAATTGCTGAATTTAACAATATCTCAATTTATGAGGGCAATCTACTGACCTCCAACTTCACTTATACTGCAAGAAATCCAAATAATAAGTTTATTTTAGACAATATCGGTATTGACACTGAATTATTGACTGTAACCGTCAAACCAAACCAGTCATCATCTAGAAGTGTAAAATATAGTCGTCAAGACAGTTTGTTTGAAGTAAAACCAGACTCAACTGTTTACTATCTGCAAGAAGCAGATGATGAAAGATACGAAGTAATATTTGGTGATGGTCTTTTTGGTAAAAAACTCGAAGACAACAACTATGTTAGTGTAGATTACATTACATCAAATGGTGATGCTGCAAATGGAGTTGGTCAATTTACTTTTGCTGGAAGATTAGTTTATTCTAGAAATAATCGAGAATATGTTGTTACAACTGGCATCTCACTTATAACAACTGGATTAACTGCTAGAGGTGGAGAGGCAATTGAAGGAGTAGAATCTATTAAAAAGTTTGCACCAAGAATTTATGCTTCTCAAAACAGAGCATTGACTGCAAATGACTATGAATCCTTAATTCCAACACAAATTTACCCAGAAACTGAGTCTATTTCTGTTTTTGGTGGAGAAGAACTAGTTCCTCCACAATATGGAAAAGTTTTTATTAGTATCAAACCAAGATTTGGTGACTTTATCCCTAATCTTATCAAAGAAAACATTAAAAAGAAACTTAAGAAGTATTCTGTAGCAGGAATTGTTCCAGAACTGCTTGATCTGAAATATTTGTATGTTGAAGTAAATAGCAAAATCTACTACAACACAAACTTAGCACCATCAGCAACTCTTGTTTCTAGTGTTGTTCAAAATAATGTCAATAAGTATGCAGAATCAAGTGAGTTGAATAAGTATGGTGCCAGATTAAAATATAGTAAACTTCTCAAGTTAATTGATGATAGTCATGACTCTGTGACCTCAAATATCACCACAGTTTCTATCCGAAGAGATCTGAGACTGACTCTTAACACATTTGTTGAATATCAAATCGGATTTGGAAATCAATTCCATATTAAATCTATGAATGGTTATAATATAAAGTCAAGTGGATTTACAGTTGCAGGAATACAGGATGTTGTGTATGTTTCTGATATTCCAGATACCAATAGAAGAACTGGAACTCTCTTCTTCTTTACTTTACCAACTGCAGGATCGCAATCACCAAATATTGTAAGAAGGGATGTTGGGTTTATTAATTATGACAGTGGAGTTATAACAATAAATCCAGTCAATATGACGGGTGCAAAAACAAAAGATGGTCAACCAATTTTAGAACTTTCGGCAACACCACATTCAAATGATGTTATTGGATTACAGGATCTTTATTTGCAACTAGATACTAGTAGCAGTTTATTTGAACCTGTTGTTGATGATGTCACCTCTGGATTAGATCCTTCTGCTTCTACATACATCGTTTCTTCCAGTTATGCAAATGGTAATTTAGTCCGTTCTGGTGGACCAGACACGGCAGTAGTAACAAGAGCAACTGGATCTAGAGTTACCACTCAAACATCAGGAGTTACAGGAGGCACAAGGATTTCTACAAGTGGATCATCATCAGGTTCATCGGGATCAACTGGTTCATCCGGTGGATCTGGATACTAATATCAATACCATCACTAACAGACGATAAATTCATAAAATGTCAGAAACTAGAGTTCAGTTTAACACTATCGTATCCAATCAACTCCCTGCTTATGTTAGGGAGGATTATCCATTAATTTCTGAACTTTTAAAACAGTATTATCTTGGACAAGAATACCAAGGTGGTCCAGTTGATCTGATTCAAAATATTGATAGTTATATTAAATTAGATAATACCACAAATTTATCTGAATCTGTTGTTCTTTCTGGTGACTTAGATTTTGATGCAACGACAATCAATGTGGATCCAGGAGCATCTCCAACTGGCACAAATGGGTTTCCTGAGTCTTATGGTCTGTTAAAGATTGATGATGAAGTAATAACTTACACTGGAAAAACTAATTTTTCCTTTACTGGTTGTGTTAGAGGTTTTGTTGGAATAACTTCTTATAGAAGTGAGTTAAACAAAGAAGAAGTAGTATTCAGTGAGACTGATTCTGATGATCATCTTAATCAATCAATCATAACAAATTTAAGTTGCTTATTCTTAAAAGAATTTTTAGTAAAAGCAAAACATCAATTCTTACCTGGTTTAGAAGAAAGAAATTTAGATACTGAACTGAATCAAAATTTGTTTGTAAAACAAGCAAAAGATTTTTATAGAAGTAAAGGAACTGATTATTCGTTTGAAATTTTATTCAGAGCATTATACAATGAAGATGTAAGGATTGTAAAACCAAGAGATTTTCTGATTTCTCCTTCAAACGCTCAATATAGAATCGTCAATAGTTTAGTAGTAGAACCTATTGAAGGTGATCCAGAGAATTTAGAGAACGCAACTTTATATCAAAATCAATATAAATTTGGTGGTGGAATAAACAAAGCGTATGCACCAATTACCAGTGTTGAAAAGATAGAAGTTGGTTACGGAAAAACTTTTTACAAACTTAGTATTGATGGTGGATATAATCGTGATATCTATGTACGGGGGGCAGTATATGGTGCATTTACTGTAGAACCATCCACAAGAATAATAGGCAAAGTATCTGCAGGATCATCGGTTATTGATGTTGATTCAACTGTTGGATTTGGATCCACAGGAGAGTTATATTTCCGTTATCCAGATAATAGTGTAGGAGTTTCTTCATATACTTCTAAGTCACTGACACAATTTTATGGAGTTACTAATATTGATTCTGAAGTTGCAGATGCAACAGTCGTAGGAGTCAATACATTTGCATATGGAAGGTCTAAATTAGATCAAGATGAAGTTATTGAGGTAAGAGTTAACTCTGTTCTGAACTCTATTAATGTTCCAGTTAATACTAAAGGTCTTTTAAAAGGTGGAAAGGTTAATGTAACTAATCTTGGAATTTCTGAGAAAAATATTAAAACTGGTAAGTGGTTTTATAATATCTCACCAACATATAAAATTAAAAATCTTGAATTAACAGATTCATCAAATAACACATATAAAGTAACTTTAAATGTACCTAATCAATTTAGATCTGGTGATAGTGCAGAAGTTATCTTAAATGGTGTTAGAAAAGAAACTAAAATCATATCAGTAACTGGTGAAAAAACTTTTACTATAAGAGGACAAGGTGTTTTAAACACAAGTGCTACATATACAATTCAAAGGAGAATTCAAAAAGTTTCCTCTACCACTTATCCATCATCACAGATATATTCTACTGATGTTGATAATGTTTATAAAAACGAATCTGGAGATTATTTGATTTCTTCTCCATCAATACCTCATTATGATTCACAACCATTAAATCCTGCATCTAGAGAATTCAAATTCTCTGGAACTTTCCTTGGAGATGAATTTGAAATTTCTCCTGGAGTAGAGCATGGTTTCTATACTGGTGATGCAATTTACTATGAAGCACAGACAACAGATAAAACCACTATCATTAATGAAAATGGAGATACAGTCACTGAAAAAGTTAGAGACACTGCATTATTTGCTGATGGTCTTTATTTTGTAAAAAGAGTAAATGGTTCAACTCTTAAGTTTGCAAGAAGTAGAGGTGATATTTTTAATTCTAAATTTATTTCCTTAGATAATTCAACTACTGTTGCTAACAGTTCTATAAAACCTTTTGAATTTAATGGAAAGACTTTAGAACCACAGAAAGTTTTAAGAAAAATATCAGAACCTTTAAATGATGGTACTTTAACAGAAACAGAATCAGGATTGACTGGAATGTTTGTTAATGGTGTTGAACTTTTAAATTACAAAGGTAAAGATGTAATAAGATATGGAAAAATTGAGTCAATTGATATTTTATCAGAAGGAACAAATATTGATGTAATAAACCCACCAAATTTGATTATTTCAGACTCTGTTGGAACCGGTGCAACTGGATATCCTGCTATCAGTGGATCTCTTAGAGAAGTAAGAGTAATAGATTCTGGGTTTGATTATCTAAACACACCAACAATCAAAATTGAAGGTGGAAATGGTTCTGGTGCGATTGCCCAAGCTAATATGAAGTTGATTGACCATGAAGTTGAGTTTTTTGCAGACTTAGTTTCTAATAGAGTTATCACAGGAACTGCATCTACTCAATCAAGAATTGGATTCACAACTTATCATAAGTTTAGAAATGCTGAGCAAGTTTTATATCAAACAAAAGATCAAGAAGGTGTAAGTGGAATAGTAACTAATTCTTCTTATTACGTCTCAGTATTGGATAATGTTACTGTTAGACTGCATAAAAATGAAGCTGATGCAATTTCTGGACTTAACACTGTATTTTTAACTGATTATGGTATTGGAAAACATTCTCTTAAATCAGTAAACAAAAAATCTGTAGTTAATTCCATCAATGTAGTTAATGGTGGATCTGGTTATGAAAACAAAAAAAGAACATCTCCAATCACAGGGATCAATACGGCATCTAACTTAGTTACGATTGTAAATCACGATTACAAGACTGGAGAAAAAGTAAAGTATACTTGCACAGGAACTCCTGTATCTGGTTTATCGGTGGATACGGAGTATTATGTAACTGTTGTTGATAAAGATTCTTTCCATCTCTCTCAGATTGGTGTTTCTTCAGACAGAGAATTTTACAGAAGAACAAAACAATATGTAGATATGACCTCTGTAGGTGTGGGAACTCATATTTTTAACTATCCAGACATTACTGTAACTTTATCTGGAAATGTTGGAATTTCTTCTATTGGCACAGAAACATTTAAGGGTTCTTTCCAACCAATCGTAAGAGGAACAGTAACATCTATACATCTTGAAAATGGTGGAGTTGGGTATGGATCATCTGAGATTATTAACTTAGATAGACAACCTACAGTTGAATTAGAATCTGGATCAGATTGCCAATTAACTCCAATCGTTGTTGGTGGAAAGATAGTAGATGTCATAATTCAAAAATCTGGAAGTAGATATCTTTCTACACCAGATTTGGATATAGAAGGTGATGGAGTAGGTGCAGTTTTGGTTCCTGTTTTGGAAAATGGATCGGTAACTGATGTTAAAATTATTGAACCTGGTGCAGGATATTCTGATGATTTTGGTACAACTACCATTAGTGTTATACCAGCAGGATCAACTGAAGTATTACCAGTATTTAAAGTAAATGTGCAAAATTGGAGAGTAAATTTATTTGAAAAATATTATCCATATTTTTCACAGGATGATGGTATTATTATACCTGGATTAAAATCAGATGACTTTGGACTTCAATATTCTCATTTGTATGCACCAAGAAAACTTAGAGAAACTGTTTTTTCTACAGATACTGAAGGGAATATATTGTATGGTGAGAGAGATCTCAGAAAGGTCAACAGTATTGAAGTAGCATCTACAAAACACTCTCCTATTTTAGGATTTGCTTATGATGGACATCCAATCTATGGACCATATGGATACTCTAATTTGAATGGTGGTGTAATTACACAGATGAGATCTGGATACTCTATTGAACTAAAAGACAATAGACCTCCCACATCTATTTTCCCAGAAGGATTCTTTATTAATGATTATACTCATAAAGAAGTTTCTGATGATAGTGTTCTTGATGAAAATAATGGAAGATTCTGTATAACACCAGAATTTCCAAAAGGAACCTATGCCTATTTTGTTACTATAAATGATAAGTTTGCAGAATCTTCTGGAATTTTTGAAAAAAATCGTAAACCAATTTTTCCATATGTAATTGGCAATAACTACAAGGGCATTCCCGATAGATTTAATTTTAATCCATTATCAAATTATGATTCTTTTGATATTTCAAGTGATTGGCGTAGAAACACAGAACCATTAAATGTTATTGAAGATGATTTAGAATATTCTTATTTTTATGTCCCAAATAAGTTGAATCAAACTGCAACTATTGAAGCAACTTCTTTTGGTGTAATTGATAGTGTCGGTATTGTTACTGGGGGTTCCAATTATCGCGTTAATGAAACTCTTGTTTTTAATAATAATGGAACTCAAGGACAGGGTGTAGCAGCAAAAGTAACCAGAGTAAAAGGAAAATCTGTTAATAACATAAGTGTTGCTTCAAGCATTATTGAAGGGGTTGAGATTTATCCAGGACAAACAAAAGATGAATATTTGGTCTTCTCAGATAATCCTCATAATTTTGAACCTCTTGATATTATTACTGTTTCAGGTTTATCTACCACATCTTCAGGAATTGAAGGATTTTATAATGTTGGTATAAGAACAAATAGATTAGCAATTGCTGGAGTGGGAACTATAGGAGTTGCTATTGGTAATACTAATATAACTGGTATAGTAACTTACTTTAGAGTTTCTGGTGATCTAAACTATCCAAACATTAGAGAGAATGATACTTTAATTATAGGAACAGAAAAAGTTAAGGTTCTCAATGTAGATCCTCTGAATTCAAGAATTAGAGTTTTAAGAGCATTTGATAATACTGTTGGAACAACGCATACAATAGGAAAATATATTTACGAAGTTCCTAGAAAATTAAGAATTAATTCTGGGTTTAAAACTGATTACTCTTATACTCTCAATAAGCAGATTTATTTTGATCCTTCAGATGCTGTTGGACTCGGAACAACTGCTGGAGTTGGAATTGGAACAACAATTTCCTTCTCTAATCCTGGTGCTGGTGCAACCTCTATTTTTATTCAAACCAAGGCAATCTATCTCCCTGGTCACAATTTAAAAACAGGAGATCAAGTAACATACTCTACTGGAATAGGGACTGTTAAAGGTTCTGGAATAATTGTACAAGATGAAACTAATGTTGGGGTAGGAACTACACTTGCTGATGGCACTAATCTATTTGTTGCAAAGATAAATGACGATTTGATTGGTATTGCAACGGTGAGAGTTGGTCTTGGAACAACTGGAACTTTTGTTGGTCTTACAAACACACTCTCAACCACTCTATTCTTTAGAAGTGTTGGAACAGGAGATACTCATAGTTTTAAAACAAATTATAGTGTACTAACAGGAGATATAAGAAGAAATTTAGTTACTGTTTCAACAGCAGGAACTCATGGATTGAGTTCTCCACATAATATTTTTGTCAATGTTAATCCTCAAAATACGGGAATCGTAACTCTTACTTATAATGATTATAATAGAAGATTGGTTGTAAATCCAGTTGGATTTGTAACTGCAGGTGTTAACACTACTACAAGTGCCATAACGATTAACTCTCATGGATTTAAAACAGGTGATAAGGTAATTCATACCTCAGAAGTATCATCTGTAGGACTTACTAGTGATAGAATTTACTATGTTGTGAGAGTAGATGATAATTTAATTAAATTGTCAAATACTTATCATGAAGCAACACAATCAAAACCAATCATTGTAGGAATAACCAGTGCATCTCTTGGAACAATTAATCCAATATCACCACTGGTAAAACTTTATAGAAATTCCACTGTAACTTTTGATCTCTCTGATCCTTCTCTTTCATATGTAAAACAAGGAACAACTTATCCAGCATTTAAGTTTGATTTATATGTTGATAAAAACTTTACTAAAGAATGGGAAAAATATAGTGAAAGTAATACTTTTGATTTATCAAGACAAGGAATAGTAGGAACAGTTGGTGCCAAAGCAGAATTATCCGTTAATGAAAATACTCCATCTGAACTTTATTACAATTTAACTCCTTTGTATGAAAGTGATCTTCCTGCAACAAAGTCAGAGATTTATACCGATACTGAAGTTATTTCTGGAAACACAATTGTATCTAGAGAAAGTCTGTATAATGGAAAGCACACTATTAATGTTGGAACGACAACAACATTTACATATTCTCTTGCAGAAACTCCAGAAAAACTCTCATATGACACTTCGTCGTTAGTCACATATGAGACTGACTGTACCCACACACTTGGACCAATAGCAAAAGTAGAACTATCTGATAGAGGAAAAAATTATTATTCATTACCTGGAATCACTACCGTAAACACTCTTGGTGGCAATGGTGCTGTTTTAGAGGCGAAAAGTTCATCCATAGGTTCTCTTAAGAGAATGACCTTAGATAATATTGGATTTACTTTACCATCAGATCCAACATTAAATCCAAGAATACTTCTTCCTCAAAGTATCAAAATGGATTCTCTGGCATCACTTGATAGTGTTGGAATTACTTCATTTGGAAGAGGATTCTCAGTTCCACCTGAATTAGTTGTGCTGGATGGAAAAACTAGTGAAGTAGTCTCTGATATTAATTTGAAAGTAACTCTTGGAAAATCTGAAGTAGAAATTCTGAAAAATACTGATGGGATGAGTAATGTTGGACCAACAATCATACCAACACAAAGTGGTGCTGGAGTTGGTATCAACACTATAGTGTTTGATTCAGCAACAGAAACAGTAACAGCAACTTTATCTGTTGGATTTAGTACTGTTAATATTTTCCCATTTGCAGTTGGAGATAAAGTTCTTGTAGAGGGTATTAGTGTTGGTGTAGGATCTACTGGAAAAGGATATAACTCTTCTGGATATAATTACAAGTTATTTGATGTCACTGGAATCACTGAAAACCTTGGTGGTATTGGAAGTGTTACATATAGCATGTCTGGATTGTTTGAAGGTGGTGAGTTCCCAGGAACTTTTAATTCTGTTAATTCCTCTGGAAAGATTCTTGCTTCTAAACATTTCCCAACATTTGAAGTTGTTTTAAACACTAGGAATTTTATTAGTGGAGAAACAGTTACGTCAGATTCTGCTACAGGAATTGTTCAGAGTTGGGATCCAAAAATTACTACACTAACAGTTTCTTCTGATGATAATTTTGTTGTTGGTGAGGTTGTTAAAGGACTTAATTCTAAAGTTCAAGGTATTGCATCTTCTATTACTTCTTTTGATTCTTATATCAACTTAGGAGCAACTTCAAAAATTATACAAGGTTGGCAGGAAGATTTTGGTAGATTAAATTTTGAATTACAAAAACTACAAGATAATTACTATTATCAAAACTTCTCTTATTCATTAAGATCTAAAGTTCCATATGATACTTGGACTGATGTTGTCTCTGCTCAGAATCATACATTAGGATACAAAAAGTTCTCTGATTATCAATTAGAGTCAAATAATGAAAATAGTATGACTGTTGGACTCTCAACGGCAGTAACAAATGTAACTGCTGTTAATAATATTGATGGATTTGCAAGTCTAAATTGTGTCTATGGATTTGATATTGTTAAGGAAAATAACCTCAATCAAAATTCAAAAGTTGTTTCTGATGAAATAATTTTCTCCAATAGAATTCTTACTGATTATTTTGAATCTGTTGGAAATAGAGTTCTTTCTATTGATGATCTTAGTGGTCAATTTAATAGTAATCCAAGATCAACCTCATTTAGTGTAGTAGATACTTTCCCTCTGAGTGATGTTAGATTCCAAAAATATATCACATATGTTAGAGACAAGAGATACAACGCACAAAGACAGTTGATGATTGTTGATCTTCTTCACGATAATTCTCGTGGATATTTGAATCAATATGGTAGAGTTGAAACTTATTATGATCAAGGGTCTTTTGATTTTGCTATTTCTGGATCTGAAGCACAACTTCAATTCTATCCAACTAAATCTACGGTTAATGATTATGATCTTAGTGTTTTCTCATATAATTTAAATGATAATTTCCTTGGAATAGGAACTACAAGTATCGGTGGAGTAGTAACTATTGAAACTAAGAGTTCTCCGGTAACATCTGGTGTTACTACTACTATTGTTTCAATTGGAGACACTCACTCTAGTGTTAAAGTTCTGGTCAATATAAATCCAGATTTGACTAGAAATGAAGAATTTGAAGCAGTAGAACTTAATATTGTTCATAACGGAGCAGATATTGAGATGATGGAATATGGTAGATTGACTACCAATCTTGGTGGATATTCTGCAACTGGACTTGGTACATATCATGCATATTTTAGTGGATCTTCCTTAAATGTTGACTTTATTCCAACTTCCGTTGGTATTGCAACTACAGGTGTAATTAACACTATTCAAGTAGGACTTTCTTCAAATACCTTCACTGGTATTGGGACCGTTGATCTTACAAGATCAAGACTTGAGGCTAGAACAACTAACATTTCTGCTTCAGGATCTCCTGGTATTACCACTGTTGCTGAGTATCCAAATGATTATGATTGTGCTTACTTTATTGCTCAAGTTGCAGATACTACTAATTCTGAAACTCAACTATCTGAACTTATCGTTATTGATGATTATGTTTCTTCAACTGGTGCTTATGAAACATATGATACTGAATATGGAGTAGTAGAAACTGGTGCTGGATTGGGAACATTTGGATCTAGAGTTTCTGCAGCAGGAACCGTTTCCCTTGTATTCACCCCAAATGCAAGTATTGACACAGTTGTCAATGTGTACATGAATGCATTGACTTTAAATGAAAATACATCACTGTCTAATGAAATTGACTTTACTAATGCAACAATTAACAGTGATTTAGGTTCTTATCAAGGAACAGAGTCAGACATCAAGAGAGGATTTGAACTACAGCATGAAAATCTTCCAATCTTTGAAAGATATTTTGAAGCAAATGATGCTGGTATTGCTAACACAACCAATAATACTATTACAGTTCCAAATCACTTCTTTGTTAGTGGTGAAAAACTGAGATATGTTCATGTTGGAACTGCATCCTCTGCTATTGGAATCGGCACAACTAGTTTTGTTGGTGCTGCAAACACAACTTTCCTTCCAGGAGAAAATCTTTTTGCAGTTAAGGTTGATGATAACACTATCAAAATTGCATCCAGTGCAGAAAATGCTCTGAAGTCTATTCCCGAGGTAGTTGAACTTGAAAGTGTTGGTATTGGTACATCGCACAGATTTATATCAACTAATCAAAATGCTAAGGTTATTGTTGCTCTTGATAATATTATTCAATCTCCAATAGTTTCTACTGCAATTACTACGACACTTGCTAATCAAATGTTATCAGTAGATAACTTGTTAGAGTTTAGTGGAATAACATCCTTCTTCGGTTCTGATCTTATTAAGATTGGTGATGAGGTTATGAAAATTGAAGGTGTAGGTATTGGTAGTACAAACTTTGTTAGAGTTCGTAGAGAGTGGTTGGGAACTAGAATTGGAACCGCGGCAACTGGTGATTTAGTTACCAAAATTGTAGGAAATTACAATATTGTAGATAATGTGCTCAATTTTGCAGAGGCACCATTTGGAAATACTCCAATTGGATCAACTACAAATCCACCTGATGAAAGAGACTGGACAGGTATTACTACCTCTTCAAGTTTCCAAGGTAGATCGTTTATGAGATCGGGTGTTGTTGATACATCAAATGAGACTTATTATAAGAACTATATCTTTGATAATATTTCAGATCAATTTAATGCTACTGAAAATGAGTTCACTCTCAAGCAAGATGGATCTGATATATCTGGCATTTCTACAGAGAACGCAATCATTCTTGTTAATGATGTATTCCAGTCACCAGGAATTTCCGATCAATATGTTTTAAGTGAGCAGTCGGGTATTACATCTATTACATTCCAAGGAACCAATACAGTTCCATTAGGTCCTGATGTTGGAATTTCTAGTTATCCAAAAGGTGGTATTATTGTCTCTGTAGCATCAACTGAAGGATTTGGATACCAACCATTAGTTTCTGCTGGAGGAACTGCGATCGTATCTGGTCTTGGAACGATTCAATCCATTAGCATTGGGAACAGTGGATCTGGATATAGATCTGGAATTCAAACGGTTGTAAATGTTGGTGTTGGACTTTCTGCTTCAGGAACTCCAAGTATTGAGTTCATTGGAACTGCTGCTATCAGTAATGGTAATATTGTTAGTGTAGCAATTACTAATCCAGGAACAGGATATACAACAACTAATGTTCCATATGTTGTATTTGATGATCCACTAAGTTATTCTAATATGGATTTGGTGTATAGTTCTTCTTCTGTAAGTGGATTTGGAACACATGCAACAGCAAACATCGTTGTTGGTCAAGGATCTAGTGTGATTGATTTTGAAATCAATAATACTGGTTATGGATATGGTAATGGTGAAATACTAACCGTTGCAATTGGAGGGACAACTGGTATTCCAACAACTTCATCTTATTCTGGAAATGAGTTTCAAATTACAATTGATGAAATTCATGATGATGAGTTTACTGGATGGTCAGTGGGAACATTGCAGGTTTTAGATAGAATTGATGAATATATTGATGGAGTGAGAAAAGACTTCCCACTAACATTATCTGGATCTATTGTTTCTATTGTTGCAGCAAAAGGTTCTAAGATCAATGTTGAAGATGTTCTTCTCATATTTGTAAACAACATACTCCAGGTTCCTGGTGAAGGTTATACATTTGATGGAGGAAGCACAGTTGTATTTACTGAGGCTCTGAAGGTAGGTGATACTGTAAACATTCTATTCTATAAAGGAAGTGGTGACACTGATGTTATCTTTAGAAATGTGATTGAAACAGTGAAAAAAGGTGATACTTTACAAATTAAGAGTGACAGATCAATTGGACAAGCATCATACTTAACCGAAGATGAAAGAGTAGTAGAATTGGTCAATTCTACTAGCACGGTAGATACAAATCCTTATGAGGGACCAGGAAACACTGTTGATGTTACTCTTGAAAGACCTGTTGATTGGTGTCGTCAAACAGAAGATATCTTTATCAATCAAATCGGTGTTGGTAAGGATAGAGAATTGTACGAACCTGTTATTAATCCAAGTGCATATCTCATCAAGTCTGTTGGAGTGGGATCAACAGCAATCTATGTTGATAATTTAAGACCTATCTTTAACTCTCAAAATGAGAATGATACAGATTTAGATTTCCAAAAGAAAATTAAGTTTGTAAGACAAGAAACTAAGACAGGTGCAGCTGGTACTGCAGTTGTTTCTGGATTTGGCACTATCTCTTCTGTCACTATTTCTGATGGTGGTGTTGGATATACAACTGCTACTGTAAGCTTTGGTTCAACTGTTGGTGTTGGAACAACTACCAGAGCATTTGGTAATGTTTCTATTAGTGCTGGAGGAACAGTTACAGGAGTTGCTATTACAAGTCCAGGTGTGGGATACACTTATACAAATCCACCAACGGTTCTTATTTCTCCTCCAACTTATTCAGAAGAAGAAGTAAGTGTAACTTCTTATTCTGGTGATAATGGAATCATTGTTGGATTTGGAACAACTGCTGTTGGGGTTGGAACTACTCAACTTATATTTGATATTCATATTCCATATGATTCTTTCCTTAGAGATTCCTCTATTGCTGGAACAGCATTAACTATAAGTTCTATTAGTGCTAATGACTACTTTATTATTAGAAACTCTAATGTTGGACTTGGATCAACTTCAGTAACTTCACTTGATAGTGTTGGAAATACTGTTGGAGTAGGAACTTCATTTGCAGATAATGTTTATCAAGTTGCTAGTGCAGAATCTATCTCAACTAGTGTTTCTGGAATATCTACATATGTAAGAAGATTGTTTGTTAAAGTTGATGACTTTGTTTATGGATTCTCAGGAATAACAACTTCTGATAACTTTGGATCTTTCAGTTGGGGAAGAATAGATGTTACCGCAAGAGCAGAGTTGAATTCTTACAATGCATATACCTTAGGTGGTATTGGAATCTCTGAAGGAACTGGAATTTCTACATCAACATTAGTGACAAGATCAAACTTCTTGAAATTTAAAAATTATATCGTTTAATCACTAATAAATAAAGAAAAACTCTGTCCAAAATGGCTGCTATTATAACTGATCAGATTAGAATATTAAATGCTGGTAATTTTATTGCTGGAGTCTCTAATTCCAACAATTCTTATTATTCGTTCATTGGTCTGACTAATCCTGCAGATTATCAAACTGATTGGGATTCCGATCCACCTGCTCCCAAGGACAATTTTGATCAGGAGAATGATTACTGGAATACGATGGTGGCGTTGAAGAAAATCAACACTGCTGATGCTAGACAAGTCATTCCAAAAAGAACTTGGGCATCTGGAACGACTTATGACATGTATAGGCATGATTATTCTAGATCAAACACAGCAAAAGTTTCTGGAGCAACTAATCTTTATTCATCAAACTATGTTGTATTAAATAGTGATTTCAGAGTTTATATTTGTTTACAGAATGGCACTGATCCAGATAATACTGAAGGCAGACCATCTTTGGATGAACCAACTTTCACCGATTTAGAACCAAGATCTGCTGGAACCAGTGGTGATGGATATATTTGGAAATACCTTTACACAATTAAACCAAGTGAAGTCGTTAGATTTGAATCAACAGACTTCATGCCAGTTCCGACAGATTGGTTAACCGGAACAGAAAATGCTGCGGTCAGAGATAATGCTGTTGACGGTGGAATCAAAATTGTAACTGTTACTAACAAGGGTGTCGGTCTTGGAACTGCTAACAGTGTTTATACTTCCGTTCCCATCAGAGGTGATGGAACTGGAGCAGAATGTACAATTGTTGTTGATGCAAATCAACAAGTAAGTTCTGTAACTGTTTCTAATCAAGGATCTGGATACACATATGGAAATGTAGATTTAGTTGCCGGTGGAGTTCCAACAGGAACTACAAGACCAACTTTTGATGTTATTATTCCACCTCAAGGTGGTCATGGTGCAAACATTTATAGAGAGTTGGGTGCATATAATGTTCTTCTTTACTCTAGAATTGAAAATGATAGCACAAATCCAGACTTTATAACAGGAAATCAAATTGCAAGAGTTGGTGTTGTTGAAAATCCTCAACAGTTTGGATCAACAACTCTTCTTTCTGCAGATAAAGCAAGTGCTCTCAGTGCTTTAAAGTTAGTTGGAACTGGATACAGTACTGCAACTTTCTCTGGAGACTCTTACTTCACTCAAACAGTATCAACTGGCACCACAGCAGTTGGAAGAGTTGTAAGTTATGATCAAAATACTGGTGTTCTGAAGTTCTGGCAAGATAGGTCACTTGCAGGATTTAATACTGTAGGAACAGCACAAACTCAACCTACATATGGATTTGACCTTACTGAGTTTTCTTCTTCTCCAGGAACTGGTGGGTCTTTAGTTATATCTCCAACAACTGGTCAAGATCTATCAATTGATACTGCTTTTTCAGGTATAACTACCGTAATAAATAATCGTACATATTATCTTGGTCAAACTTTTGCTAGCGGTATTGCCAATCCTGAAGTTAAAGCACACTCTGGCAGTATCATTTACGTTGATAATAGACCGTCTATAACACGGTCATCGAATCAAAAAGAAGACATAAAAGTTATTTTGCAGTTCTAAAGAATTATGCCACAACAGACTAACCTCAACGTAGCACCATATTTTGACGATTTTGATGCAACGAACGATTATCATAAGGTATTATTCAAGCCAGGATTTCCTGTTCAGGCTAGAGAGTTAACAACTCTTCAATCGATACTGCAAAATCAAATTGAAAAATTTGGACAACACTTTTTCAAAGAAGGGTCTAAAGTAATTCCAGGAAATACTGGATATAGTCAGATATATTATTGTGTTCAGTTAGAAAATACTTTTCAGGGTGTTCCCGTTGCTGCATATGCAGATCAATTAATAGGAACAAAGATAACAGGACAAACTTCTGGAGTAACTGCATTTGTTGATAGTGTTTTGCTTCCAGAAGACTCTGAGAGAGGCAATTTAACCTTATACATTAATTACTTAACCTCCAGCACTACTAACAATTCTACACAAGTTTTTAGTGATGGAGAAGTATTGACCTGTAATGAATCTTTATCCTCAGGTTTACTTGGAAATTCTACTATATCTCCAGGAACTCCTCTTGCATCAACACTGTCACAAGCTGCAGCAGCAACTGGATCTTCATTTCAAATTGAAAATGGAATTTACTTTATTAGAGGGAACTTTATAAATGTAAACAAAGAGACTTTAATCCTAGATCAATATTCAAATTTACCAAATTACAGAATTGGTTTGTTGATTGATGAGAGTATTGTCACTGCGGATATTGATGAAGAGTTAAATGATAATTCTCAAGGATTTAATAACTATGCTGCGCCTGGAGCAGATAGATTAAGAATTAGTGTAAGACTTCATAAAAAAGCACTTGATGATTTTAATGATGATAACTTTATTTTGCTTGCCACTGTCATTAACGGTGTCCTTCAAATAAACAAAAGAAAGAGTATTGTAGGTGGTGGTGTAGGATTTAGTGACTTAACAGATGTTCTTGCCAGAAGAACATTCGATGAATCTGGTCACTATTATGTTAAACCATTTGACGTTACTGTTGTAAACTCTTTAAATGATAGAGTTGGTAACGGTGGAATTTTTAATACAGGACAGTTCTCTCCTGGTGGAGTGACTGTTTCTGATGATCTTGCTTTATATAAAATTTCTCCCGGAAAAGCATATGTAAAAGGATATGAAATTGAATCATTAAACGCAGTATATCTTGATGTAGATAAACCAAGAACAACTAGAACACTTGAAGACCAAAACATAATTTACAATACTGGTCCTACTTTAAGACTTAATAGAGTTTATAGAAATCCAACCGTTGGATTAGGAAATACCTATTTTGTAAGTCTTAGAGATCAAAGAGTAGGATCTAATCAAGAAACTCTCCCAGGCAATGAAGTTGGAGTTGCTAGAGTTTATGATTTCAGATTAGAGTCTGGTTCATATAATACATCTGATGGAAATCTAAACGAATGGAATCTTGCACTTTATGACGTTCAAACTAACGTAGATATCTCAATAAATCAAGCTCACACATTATCAACTCCAACCTTTGTAAAAGGTGCTAACAGTGGGGCAACAGGATTCTTGAGACATGCAGTTAGTGCTGGAACTGCACTTACAGTGTATGAATCCGAAGGATCTTTCATACCAAATGAGAGACTCATCTTTAATGGTGTTGATGATGGAAGGATTGCTATTGCCGTCACTGAACACAATATTTCAGATGCAAAGTCTGTTTATGGAATGGTTGGATATGATGGAACTGATTCGTCAGTGGGTATCAACACATTCAGTGCGGATGTAATTCAGTCAACTAAGTTTACCATTGGAATTGCAACAGTAAGTCCTCTCTCTGGAGGAGTTAGTACTGTAAGAAGCAATAATCCTGCATTCCCAGGAACTCTGATGAAAGAGAATGATCTGATTGAATATACTGACAATACCACCGGTGGACTTCTTACAGAAGATCCAATTGTAGCTAGAGTTGTTAGTGTTGGAACCACACATATTGAAATTGAAGGTGTAACTGCAGTTGCAGGAATTTCTAGTGGTCTTCTTCCTTCTGCAGCATTAAACGTAACTGATTTTAAAGTCATTACAACAGATCTGGCATCATCTTCAGATGACTCTTTATTTACTGCATTACCAAAGATAAATGTATCTAATGTAAATCTTGATGATGCATCATTAACGATTAGAAAAACTTTTGATGTAACTATCGCAAGTAATGAGCTCTCTACCCAAGTGGTTGCAGGAACAAATGAAACTTTCTTACCATTCGATGAAGAAAGATATCTTTTAATTAGAGATGATGGGACAACCGAATCTCTAAATGGTGATCAATTGGATATTTCACCCAATGGCAAAACATTACAGATTCGTGATTTGGGATCAAATAGTGGTGCTACTCTGATTGCTTCTCTAAGAAAAGTCAAACCAAAAGCAAAACAAAAGATTAAAAATAGAGTTAGTTCAATAACTATTGCCAACTCTAAACTAGTTGGATCTGGAATAGGAACAACAACTCTGAATAATGGATTAACTTATGGTTCTTTCCCATTCGGAACTAGAGTTGAAGATGAAGTTATTTCTCTGAATACTCCTGATGTTATTCAAATTCATGGAGTCTTTGAATCTGCAGATACTTCCACAGCATCTTGCCCACAAGCCACATTACAAGCAATTAATACCACATCAACTACAACTCAAGAACTTTTAATAGGTGAGAGATTTATTGGTCAAACGAGTGGTGCTGTTGCAATCGTGGCAGAAAAATTAGACAATTCTAATATTTCTTTTATTTACAAAAACGAAATTGGTTTTATTGAGGGAGAAACTGTTGAATTTGATGAATCTGCAGCGTCTGCACTTATTTCAACATTAGTAACACCAAGTTTTAATGTTTCATCAAATTATTCTTTCCAAACTGGTCAGGAAAAAACTTTCTACGATCATGGAAGAATAAAAAGAAAAGCAGACTCTTCTACACCTACTAAGCAATTGAAGATTTACTTCATGAATGCTTCCTTCTCTTCAACAGATGATGGTGACATAACGACTGTGAACTCTTATGATCAGTTTAATTATGCAACAGAAATTAAAAATATAGACATTAATAGAAATTCTGACATTATTGATATCAGACCTAGAGTTTCCACATTTGTTACTGCCTCAACTAATACTAGATCTCCTCTAGAATTTCTTGGTAGAACATTTACTGCATCTGGTCAATCAGCAAATACTATACTGGCATCTGATGAAGCTATATTAACAGATATTTCTTACTATCAAGGTAGAATTGATAGAGTTTACTTAACAAAAGAAGGTAAATTCCAGATAATGTATGGAACTCCTTCTGATGTTCCTGATAGACCTGATCCAATCGATGATGCAATTGAAATCTGTAGGGTTAATCTTCCACCATTCCTTTATGATCCAAGTCAAGCATCTCTATCTTTTATGCAACATAAGAGATATCAAATGCAAGATATCAAAAAACTTGAGGATAGAATTAAGAGTCTTGAATATTATACTACATTATCTCTTCTTGAAAAAGAGACTGCAAACTTTTTTGTTCCAGATGACAATGGTTTGAATAGATTCAAGTCTGGTTTCTTTGTTGACAACTTCAATGATTTCCAAGCACAAGAACTTGGAATTCGTGTCAATAATTCCATTGACAGAAGATTTAATGAACTGAGACCAAGACACTATACAAACTCTGTTGATTTGATATTTGGTCCTGTTGTTGATACAGATCCCACTGCCGATTTAGATTTTGCGGATATTGAAGGTAATAATACAAGAAAGCAAAATGATGTTGTAACTCTTGATTATTCTGAAGTTGAATATATCAAACAGAACTTTGCTACAAGAACTGAAAGTGTCACTCCTTTTCTCATTAGTTTCTGGAATGGAACCATAGAACTTACTCCAGCATCTGATAACTGGGTTGATACCAATAGACTTGAAGCAAAGATTATCGAAACTGAAGGTAACTATAACGAAGTATTCAACGATAATGTTGAAGCTGGAGTAATTGATCCTCAAACAGGATTCGGTCCTATGATTTGGGATTCTTGGGAAACAAACTGGACTGGTATTGAAGTTGTAGATTCAACTAGAACAAGAGTTATTCAAAATGGTCCCGATGTTATTCACCGTCAGGGTCATGGTGGTAGAAGTAGAACAAAAAGTTCAACCAGACAAGTAACTGACCAGGTAATTGAAGAACAACTCAGAACAACCAGAGAGTTTGGAACTGAGTCAAGATCTGGTGTCAGAACTATTGTCACTGAACAGTTTGATATGGAATCTGTTGGAGACAGAGTAGTCAGCAGAGATCTCATCCCATACATGAGATCTAGAAATGTTGAATTTGTTTCTAAGAAGATGAAACCACTTACGAGAATGTATGGATTCTTTGATGGTGTTGATATTACAGAATATTGTGTTCCTAAACTTTTAGAAATCACTATGACATCTGGAACTTTCCAGGTTGGTGAAACAGTTGTTGGTGAGATGGGAACAATTGGTCGTGGTGAAACTACTGCAGAATCTAATGCTAGCATTAGATTTAGAGTTGCTCAATCAAATCATAGAGAGGGTCCTTATAATGCTCCAACTAAAACTTATCCAGAAAATCCATATTTGAATCTTCCATTATCTGCATCCTACTCTTCTACTTCTACTATTCTTAATGTAGATACATTCTCTCTTGCATCTCAGGCAAGAGGTGACTTCTATGGTTGGGTAAAGGAAGGAATGACATTAGTTGGATCAACAAGTGGTGCTATTGCTACTGTTGAAAATGTTAGATTGATCTCTGATCTTTCTGCTACCCTTATTGGTAGTTACTACATTCCAGATCCTAATAACATTACTTTCCCAAGATTTGAATGTGGAACTAAAACATTCACTCTTACTAATGATATTGACAACAATCAAGATAATGCAAGCACTATTGCAGAAGAATCATTTAGTGCATCTGGTACTCTAGAAACAGTTCAAGAGAATATTATTTCTGTTAGAAATGCAAGAGTTGAACTGAAGAACGAGTTCCAGAGTAGAAATGTTAACAGAGATCTTGGAACAGAGATTACTGCTAGCAGAGTTGTTTCTTCGCGAACAAGGACTCAGACAATCATTACTTGGTATGATCCACTTGCACAGTCGTTCTTGGTAGAAGATGAAACTGGAGTATTCTTGACCAGTTGTGATGTTTTCTTTAGATCCAAAGATGACATGGATATTCCTGTTGTCTTCCAATTAAGGACGATGATAAATGGATCTCCCTCGGCAAAAGTTCTTCCATTCTCTGAAGTTGTTTTAGATCCAGATGATATTCAAACATCGTCTGACGGATCGATTGCGACTAATATTCAATTTAAAGCACCTGTATATGTTGAAGGTGGCACTGAATATGCTGTATGTTTAGCATCTAACTCTACCAAGTATAGTGTTTACATCTCTAGAATTGGTGAGAATGATCTCCTGACAGATACATTTATCTCTAATCAACCATATCTTGGATCTTTGTTTAAATCACAGAATGCTTCTACATGGGAACCAAGTCAGTGGGAAGATCTTAAGTTTACTCTTTATAGAGCAGACTTCCTTGATACTGGGTCTGTTGAGTTCTACAGTCCAGAACTTACAAGAGGAAATGCACAGATTGCAAAACTTACTCCTGATCCTATTGTTCTTCAGTCCAGATCAATTAGAGTTGGTCTTGGCACTACAGTAGCAGATTCATATGAGTTTGGTAACACATTCTTCCAAGCAGGAACAAATGCAACTGGAGACCTTGTAGGGGTCGCAGGATCTGCTGTAGGAGATCTCTCAATCAGTAATGCTGGACTGGGTTACACTCCTGCTGATGGAGGTCAAACATTTACTGGTGTTAATCTTATCACCTTAACTGGTCATGGAAGAGGAGCAACCGCAGATATTACTATTAGAAATGGTAGTATTGTTGCTTCTGGTGCCACCATTAATAATGCTGGTGGTTCTGGATATCAGGTCGGTGATGTTGTTGGAATCGATACTATTGGAGCAGCATCTGTTGGCAGAAATGCAAGACTTACAATCGCAGGAATTGGACACACTAACGAACTTATTCTGAACAATGTTCAAGGTGAGTTTGTTGTTGGAGCAGCAAAAACACTATTCTTCTTTAATAGTTCTGGTATTTCTACCGAACTTAATTCATCTGGTGCTGTTGGACTTGGTACTGGTGGAGATGTTCAAATTACAAATATTGAAACTGATTCAGATGGATTACACTTTAAAGTCAATCATCAGAATCATGGAATGTATTTCTCTGATAACCTTGTAAGTATATCTGGTGTTCATCCTGATATAAAACCAACTAAGTTGGCTGTAGAATACTCATCTACATCTACCGGTCAGATTGCAGTTGGTGGTGCAACAACATTCTCAACTTTTGAAGGTGTTGGAGTTGGAACAACTAATGTAGGTTATCTCTTAATTGGAGATGAGATTATTGAATATACTAATGTTTCTGGAAATAGCATTGGTGGAAATATTGTAAGAGGAACTAATCCGAAAACATATCCTGTTGGAACTCCTGTCTATAAGTATGAACTTGGTGGAATTAATCTTAATAGAATCAACAGAACTCATTCGTTGAGTGATGTTACTAAACTTGATCCGTTTACATTTGATAGTTATCAAGTTAAGATTGATACTAGTGCAACAACAGGAACCGACAGAAGCACTGATGTTGGATTCCCCAAACTTTATATAACAGGTGATAGATCTACTGGAGGATCTAGAGTTAGAGCATCTCAAAATATGCCGTTTGAAATCATCACTCCACAAGTTCAAAATGTAACTGTTCCTGGAACTAGTATTACAGGTGAACTTAGAACAATTACTTCTCAAAGTTTTAGTGGAACTGAACTACCATTTATTGATGCTGGATTCCAAGACATCACTATAAATCAAAAGAATTATTTTGATACCCCAAGAATGATTGCTTCTAAGGTAAACGAAGATGCACAACTTACCAATATTGTTGGTGGTAAGTCAATGCAGATGAGACTTTTCCTTTCATCTACAGATAGTCGTTTAAGTCCTGTTATTGATGGTCAAAGAGTAAATGCAATTCTCACTTCTAATAGAGTAAATAATATTATTACAAACTATGCGACAGACTCTAGAGTAAATAGTGCTACTGAAGATCCAACAGCTTTCCAATATCTTTCTAAAGAAATTATTCTGGAAAACCCAGCATCTTCTATAAAAGTTATTGTTTCTGCTCATATTAACGAGGCATCTGATATTAGAGCATTCTTTGCAACTAATAACAAACCAGGATCAGTTCCTGTATTTACTCCTTTCCCCGGATATGCAAACCTTAATGAAAGAGGAGAAATTATTGCATCTGAAAACAATAATGGTGAATCTGATTCATTCATAACTAAGTCAAGCACTCTCTCCTTTGAGAACAGAGAACTTGACTATAGGGAATATACATTTACCATTGACAGATTACCATCATTTAGAACATATAGAATCAAACTGGCTCTGACATCTACAAGTCAGTGCTTTGTACCAAGAGTGAAAGAACTTAGAGTTATTGCCTTAGCATAATATGGAATTTTACGAAATGGAGGGTCATAAGGATCTCGCAAGAGATCCTGAAACCAACGCAATCGTTAATGTAAATAATTTGGAATATACACAGTATCTTTCAAGACGTGACGTGAAAACTGAAAAGAATCAGAAAGTACAGACAATGGAAGAAGATCTTGCTAATGTAAAGAGTGAACTTAATGAAATCAAGTCATTACTAAAGGAGTTATTACATGGATCCTGATAGCATTGAACTAACAAACTTATCAAAGAGTTTTGCATATCAAAAGATTGCAACTGATATAGATAATTGTAATGATCATGATACCCTTAAGAATATTGCAAAATCATTCTGTAAACTTTATTATAAACAACAAGAAACAATGTCGGTAATAGGACTTCCAGATGCCATCTAAAAATATTACTTTCGATCCAGACTCAGGAGTTCCATACGGTGCTAATTTAACAATATATGGGGGAACAGATTTTTCTACCATATTTAATGTTAAAACAACATCAAGTTCTGCTTTTGATTTAACAGGATATTCAGGTGCAGGTGCATTATCAAAGAGTATCGCTGTTGGAGCAACTCTTGGTGCATCTGATACGTTTACTGTTGGGTTTACCAGTGCATATGATGGTGTAATGAAAATTTCTTTGACAGATACAGAAACTGGTAATCTCACAGAAGGTAGATACGTTTATGATGTATTAGTCACAGTTGGATCATCAACATATCCTTTGGTTCGGGGAAATGCATATGTTTATAATACGATTTCTTCTTAAACCTAAATACACTTAGGAAACTTGTGGAATAAATGGCACAACCGGCAAGTAGAACAGATTTAATTAATTATTGCAAAAGGCAACTGGGAGCACCAGTGCTTGAGATTAATGTTGCCGATGAGCAAATAGACGACCTGGTTGATGATGCCTTACAATATTTTCAAGAGAGACACTTTGATGGTGTAACTCAGACATTTTTAAAATATAAAATAACACAAGAAGATATTGATAGAGGAAGAGCAAGAGGTGGCAGTAATAATGCTGCTGGTATTACAACTTCTACTGCAACTTCCACTATTGATGGATCTTCCGTAACTTTTTCGTTTGAAGAAAATAGTAACTATCTTCAAGTTCCGCCAGAGATTATTGGAATAACGAAAGTATTCAAATTTGATGGATCAAACACTGTAACCAATAACATGTTCAGTGTTAAATATCAGTTGTTCTTAAATGATATTTACTATTGGGGATCTACTGAAATATTAACTTATGCAATGACTAAGAGATATCTTGAAGATATTGATTTTGCATTAACTACTGATAAATTCATCAGATTTAATCAAAGACAAGATAGATTATATTTAGATTTTGATTGGGGATCTGCTACAAAAGATGACTACCTTATCATTGATTGTTATCGTTTGTTGGATCCAAATTCATATTCAAGAGTTTGGAATGACTCTTTCCTAAAGAAGTATGTAACTGCACTTGTCAAAAGACAGTGGGGTCAAAACTTAATGAAGTTTCAAGGAGTAAAGTTGCCTGGCGGAATTGAATTAAATGGTCGTCAGATCTATGATGATGCTCAGAAAGATCTGGAAGTAATTAGGGAGCAGATGTCCAATACTTACGAACTTCCTCCATACGATATGATAGGTTGATATCATGTTAAATCCATTTTTTACTCAAGGAACAGTTGGTGAGCAAAACCTTGTCCAGGATTTAATTAATGAACAACTGAGGATGTATGGTGTAGATATTTTTTATCTACCCAGAAAATATATGACAGAAAACACTGTCATAAGAGAGGTTGTGCAATCAAAATTTGATATGGCACTTCCTTTGGAAGCTTATGTTGATAATTATGATCAATATTCTGGTGCCGGTGATATTCTTTCTAAATTTGGAATTGAGTCTAAAGATGAAGTAAGACTTATCATATCAAGAGATAGATTTGAAAATTACATTACTCCTTTGATTGAAGATCAAGCAAATGTAAAACTTTCAACCAGACCAAAAGGTGGAGATTTAATTTGGTTTCCACTTGATGATAGAATTTATGAAGTTAAAGATATTGAATACGCAAAACCATATTATCAGTTACAGAACCTCTATGTTTATGAATTGTATTGTGAACTCTTCCGTCTGGAAGACGAAGTTATTGCAACTGGTATAGATGACATTGACAATAACCTTATTGGTGAAGACTATGATGGACAAACTGATGATGGCATCAACACCATTCAAGGTCCTACACAGACACTAACTCTGGTTGGTGCTGCAATTCAAGCAACTGCAACTGTTGCTATATTTGATGGTGGTGTCAGACAATTTACAGTAACAAACAGAGGTGGTGGATATAGTAGTGTACCGACTGTAGTTGTCTCTGCTGCCCCTTCAGGAGGGACTACAGCAGTCGGTATTGCTACTATGATTGGTGGTATCAATGTATGCAATTTAAATGCTAATCCAAGGGACCAATCTGTTCAGAGGGTTGATGTAGCAAATTCTGGTGCTGGATATACTGTGGCACCAGGTGTTAGATTTACTGGTGGTGGATCAGGTGGAACTGGTGCTGCTGCAACCGCAACGATTGGTGATGGTGTTGTTGGAATCGTTACTATTACAAACGGCGGATCTGGATACACAACTCCTCCTACGATCACGTTTACTAATGAAGTGTTTGAATCTGGTGTTACAACTGTATCTGCTGCTGCAACAGCAGTTGTAAGTGCTGCTGGAACGATCTCAAACATCTTCCTAACAAATGCTGGTGTTGGATACTCTGTTGCTCCTACAATGTCTATCGCAACATCTGGTAGTTCTGGATCTGGAACATTCCAATTCAATGAAATAGTTGTCGGATCATCTAGTGGAACAACAGCAAGAGTTAGAGTTTGGAATTCCTCAACAAACGAACTTGAAGTTGGCACAGTAACTGGAGAGTTTACCCGTGGAGAAACAATTACAGGATCTACATCTGGTGCAGCATACGAACTGAGAGTAGCAGATGCACAACCTGCTGATGATGGATTTGCAGATAATATCAATATAGAAATAGAAGCGGATTCTATTATTGACTTCTCTGAGCAGAACCCATTCGGTATGCCCTAAATAAAAATATCTTAATATAGAGATATTGTAGGACTTAAAAATGTTTGAGTATTTTTACAACGAAATTTTAAGGAGGACCATTATATCTTTTGGTACTTTGTTTAATAACATTAGCATTAAACATGAGGACTCTGATGACAATGTTGTCAGTGTTATAAAGGTTCCTTTGGCATATGGTCCTACTCAAAAGTTTCTGGCAAGAATAGAACAGTCTCCAGACTTGAATAAACCATTTGCGATAACCCTACCAAGGATGTCGTTTGAATTTACAGGACTAACTTATGATCCTAGTAGAAAAGTATCAACAACTCAAACTTTTACTGTAAAGGATCCTAATGATGGGACTGAAACAAAAAAGGCATATATGCCAGTCCCATATAACATGCAATTTGAACTTGCCATCATGAGTAAGTTAAATGATGATGCACTTCAAATTGTAGAACAGATTTTACCATACTTTCAACCTGCGTATAACGTCACCGTAGAACTGGTTGAAGCACTACAAGAAAAGAGAGATATTCCTGTTGTCCTAGAAAATATTACCATGCAGGATGACTACGAGGGAGACTTTTCTGGCAGGAGAGTTCTTCTCTATACTTTAAGATTTACTGCAAAAACATATCTATTTGGTCCTGCATCTGCTGCAACCAAGGATATCATCAAAAAGGCTACCGTCAGTTACCTTACAGGCACAGACACTTCAAACTCTATCAGAGAAGTTTCTTACTCAGTCGAACCAAGAGCAATCAAAAATTATACTGGAAACGCAGCAACAACACTGGCAGAAGATATTACAAAAACAAAAACAGCATTCAATGTTGCTGATGCCAGTGGACTTACTGAAAATACCTATGTTGATCTCAATGGAGAAGAAATCTTCATCACGAAGATAACTGGAAATAGACTTAACGTGAAGAGGGGTCAAGATGGAACTACTATTACCGATCACTTGACAGGAGAAGAAATCTTTATTATTGATGCTGCAGATAATGCATTAATTGAAGTTGGAGATGATTTTGGATTTAGTGGTTCGTTCTGATGAAAATGACAAAAAATTTTGATGAACTTAATGATACTTTCAATACCTCTGGTGAAGTGATTAAACCAGAAGTAATTGAAAGTAAAATTGAAAAAGTTAAAGAGAGTGTTGATGACATAAAAAAAGATTACGAGTATACTAGAGGTAATCTTTATTCCATTATTGAAAAGGGACAAGAAGCTCTCAACGGTGTTCTTGAACTTGCCCAAGAAAGTGAAATGCCAAGAGCATATGAAGTTGCTGGCCAGTTAATTAAGAACGTTGCTGATGCAACTGATAAATTATTAGATCTGCAGAAGAAACTTAAAGATATTGAAACAGAGGAAAAAATCAAAGGTCCATCAACTGTTAATAATGCATTATTTGTTGGGTCAACAGCAGATCTGGCAAAAATGCTCAAAGATGGATTAAAAGAGGACAATAAATAGTAAAATAGAGGAGATGTATTAAACGTGGCACTAAAGAAACCTTCAGATTTTTTTGGTAATATGAAAAAACTCAACTACGAAAGTAATAGAATTTCGTATGATTCTACTTCAGGAGTTGCAACAGTATTCTCCAATCCACTAACAATAGTTGGATTATAAATATTTTCATGATCTCTTTCTAATATGAAAAAGAACGGACGTTGCCCTGCAGGGAAATATTACTGTTACACTGATGAAGTGTGTAAACCAATCCCTAAGGGATTTAAGGTTGTGGGACCTGCTGGAATGCTCCGTAAAGAAAATGGTCATTCTGTCGATGACAATACTGAAACCAAGAAAAATGGTAATGGAAATGGTAATGGTAACGGTGGAGGAGTAAGTGAATCGAAAAGTGGTGATTCTTCTCTGCGTGACTGGTTTGGCAAGAGTAAGTCTTCTGATGGGAAGCCTGGTTGGGTTCAATTGGGTGGTAAATACGCAGGAAAACCCTGTGCAAAGCAACCAGGACAAACCACAAAACCAAAATGTGGATCCAGCAAAATGAAACGCAATCTCTCTAAAGATGAGGAGGAAGCAGCATTCCGTCGTAAAAATCGTCAAGATCCAAATCCAGATCGCAAAGGGAAGGCAATTAACGTGAAAACTGAAGAAAAAGACCATGAAGTCTCTATGGCACAATCTCAATTAAGTAGTGTTGAGAAAGATGTCAAGGCACTGAAGAAGAAACTTGGCAAGAAAGAGAAAAATCTTCCCGCGTGGATGCAAGCAAAGATTACTGATACCGAGCACAACATGGATGCTGCAGCAGGTTACATGAAGAAAGAAGAATTTACAACCTTACCTCTTCATGTTGAGATTCCAACCAATATCAGAGACTTCAATCTTGGACTTATGTTCCGTGAAAGTCTGAATACAAACAGTGGTATGCTTTTTATCTTTGATGATGTGCAGCAACAGTCATTCCATATGACTGAAACACGAATTCCTCTTGATATTGCTTTCATCAGAGAAGATGGAATTATTGAAAGTATTAAACAATTAGAACCATTTGACGAAAGTCCAGTATACTCCGAAGGAGAAGTACTGTGTGCTTTAGAAGTAAATCGTGGATGGTTTGCAGAAAATAATGTAGAAGTTGGTGACGAGATTGATATTGAAGAAGGCAAGAAGGATGCTTGCTATCATAAAGTCAAGTCACGTTATTCAGTTTGGCCAAGTGCATATGCATCGGGAGCACTGGTCAAGTGTAGAAAAGTTGGTGCATCAAATTGGGGAAATAAAACCAAAAAAGAAGAATTTGAAAACTGGAGAGATAGTTTTACTCCTACAGACTACGAAACTGTAGATTTAGTTAAACCAGAACCTTTGGAAGCAACAAAAGGTCTTGGTAGTGACATGCTTGATGAAAAGTGTTGGAAAGGTTATGAGAAAAAAGGTATGAAGACTATGTTTGGTAAAAGATATCCAAACTGCGTCAAAAAAGAAGAGACTGATGACCATGATGGTGATCAGATTGATGAAAAGTTTAAAACACAGTATGGTGATAAAACTAAACTCTCTCAATCATCTGAACGCAAATCACTTGGTAGAGGATCTTCTATCAAAGATGGGTCTAAGAAGAGTGGTTACGAGTCCAAGAAGGAATTTCGTGATCAGTCAATGAAGTTAAGAAGACATCGTGAAAGATTCGGTGATTTGGCAAAGGAAGAGAATAATATTGTTGTCTGTACTCATACAAACAAGGGCATGGATTGTCCAGTGCATGGCAAAAAAACTTGCCCAGACATGGTTAAAGAGGCAGTTAGATTACCTGCAAAAACTGGTAATCTTGTGAATGTTATCTTCCGTTTTAGAAGTTCAACGATTATGTTGAAGATGTTCTTCTCTCAAGTGTCATTACCAACTAGATCTGATGTTCAAGATCAGATCAATAAAGTTTATCCCGGTGCGAGACTATTAACGTTTAACGTATCCGAGTATGAACCTGGACAACCAATCCTCCATGCAGAAGGCGCAGCATGGACAAAAAAGTCAGGAAAGAACAAAGAAGGAGGTCTTAACGAGAAAGGCAGAAAATCTTACGAAAGAGAAAATCCAGGAAGCGACCTTAAGGCACCAAGCAAGAAGGTTGGAAATCCCCGTAGAGCGTCCTTTTGCGCTAGAATGAAAGGTATGAAGAAAAAACTCACTTCTGCCAAGACTGCTAGAGATCCCGATAGCAGAATCAATAAGTCCCTTAGAGCTTGGAACTGCTGATATGAAAACATTCAAGCAATTTATGTCAGAAAGTGTCACTATTCATGGTGACTTTAATGGAACACTTAATGTTGGTGGTGGAGATCCTGTTAGAAAAGAAGTAGAAGAACAAAATCAGTATGTTGCTGATGTTATTTGGATGGGAAGTATATATAGAATGAAGTTGGAAAGAAAAAAATCCTTGAGACTTCCAACAACACAAGAACTAGCAGAGCAACTTCAAGGGGAATATCCTGGTGCAATCGTTCAAAGAATTTATCCAGTTGAACCAAAACCAACAGTCAAAATTGCAGACGTTAAAAGATATCATCCAGGCAAATTAGAGTGGGTATAATTTTATGGCTCAGTGGAATAAAAATCAACAGGACTACCTGAACCAGGAGAGAACTCTTCATGAGGTTTATCTTCAGGCAGATCAGTA